ATATCATCACAGGTGAAACACCGAAACACTTTTGAAGGGAGGTGAGAATGTGAATGACGAGAGGAAGGACTGGCGGCTGTCGATAAGCCTGACAAAAGAACAGGAAGAAGCAATCGTGAAACTGCGTCAGACTGACGAATATGCACGATGTTCACTCGGAGAAGTTGTCCGTCAACTCATCAACGCTGGTTTGGAAGTGAAAGCAAATGACGCTTGATGAAATCCGCAACAGCACGAAGGAAGTGCTAACACCCGCCGAGGTTGCCGAAGTGCTGGGGTGCGACCCGCAGGACATACGGGTACAGGCGCGGATGGCTCCCGAACGGTTGGGCTTCAACGTGGCGGTGATCGGGACGCGGGTGAAGGTTCCCCGGCTGGCGTTCATTAGGTGGATGGAAGGGCAACAATAAAAGCCGCCCGGCGTGAAGAACCGAGCGGTTGAGGAAAGGAAGGTTTTCAATGAACATCTCCAATTTCAAATTTACCACTAAACAGACGGAATGTCAAGTGCGTTTTGAGGACATAACCCCAACAATAGCAGCTAATTACATGCAGCACAACAACAACAATCCGAGGAAGAAGATTAACAGGAACGTTGTCAAATCATATGCTGCCGATATGAAAGCTGGCAAATGGAATGTGAATGGTGAGGCGATTGTATTCGATGCAAACGGCGATCTTAAAAATGGACAGCACAGGCTTCTTGCAATAATTGAATCCGGGGTTACTGTGCGTATATTGGTTGTTCGTGGCGTTGATCCATCCATTACGTTGTTTGATTACGGAACCAGACGTAGGGTTAGCCAAGAATTGAATTGTAATTCAAACGCTGAAATTCTTGCAAGAATGATTGTATCAAATGCTTATCGTGAAAGTGTGCCACCTATTGGTATTTTACACGATTACATAATAGATCATTTCGACATGATAACAGAGGCAAATAACCTTTCTGCTGTTGGAACCAATAATCCAATAGGCCGTAAACGCGATATATATACGGCTATCTACTTGATGTTAAGGTGTGGAGAGAATGCCAACCAAATTGAAGATTTCATGCGCATAGTGAATACGCAATTCAGTTTGGAATTTAGAGAAAGCACACCTGCCATTGTGTTTTATAAGTACATAGCAAAAGACTTGAAGTATTTTTCGAGCAAAGCCGCGTCTTTAAAGAATATGGAAACATTTATGTGTGCGTATGCCGATTTCGTCAATGGGAATAAGAGAACAAGGCCCTATAAGATCACTAATACAGATCGTATTCAAGCGCTGCTTTCCGCAGTTAGAAAAGAAGATGGATTGGAGGTAGATTGATGGCTACAAAAGTGAAGTTTGCCGTATGGCGCAAGGTCGGGAGGATTTTTGTGGTTCGCCCTCCCGACTGGCCCAAGTCCACGGAGTATTCCTGCATGGATCAGGAAACGCTGATCGAGTGGGCGCACAACCACGGTTATGTGTTGAAGGACGGCAACGCACCGAGGAGGGAGAATTACCATGCGCGACGCTACGCAGCCGAAGTATAGCAGCCGAATGGCGGCGCAGGACAGCATTAGGTTGAAAATGGCCTACATCCACCTGCATGACGCTCTGAACGAACTACAGCAGGTTTGGCACAAGGACAATGTTGTCGCCCACATGGTGCGCCAGATCGGCGCAATGGAGGACACACTGTTTGAGTATGTCGTGCCGAACAGGAAGGGAGGACGTAATGGCAAGTCTGTATGAGTTGAGCGCGGAGTATGCGGGATTCCTGGACGCATACGCGAACGCGCAGAATGAGGATGAAGCCGCCGAGATACTACAGTCGTTGGTGGACATTCACGGGGAACTGACGGAGAAGGCCGAGAACTATATTCGCGTCATCAAGAACGTACAGAGCGACGTGGACGGCTATAAGGCCGAGGCGAAGCGGCTGACGAAGAAGGCCACGGCTGGCGAGAACCTTATAGAGAGGTTGAAGAACGCCATGCTGGACGCTATGAAGATGACGGACACGCCGAAGATCGAAACGAGCATCGGCAAGTGGGCGTTGCAAGCAAACCCCATGAGTTGCGACGTGACCGACCCTGACAAGGTTCCCGAACGGTTCCATGTTCCCCAGCCTGACAAGATCGACAAGGCGGCTATGATTCGGGAACACAAGGCCACAGGGGAAGTGTTCGACGGTGCAGAGTTCAAGCAAGAAACGGGCATCAGGTTCAGATAAGGAGGTTTAAGCCCATGAGTAAGAAGTATCAGAATCCCATTGCTAAGCTGGAAAAGGTCACGATCCCGACGTGGGAGTACGCCGATTTGGTGAGGGCTTCTACCATCGCGGCAATGGTGGACAAGCTGGTTGCCGGTCTGGATGACTACAAGCTGCGCGACGTGCTGAAGGTGCTGTTCGACGGCGGGAAGGAGGATGTGGAATGAGCCGCGCTATCGTGGTCATGGGGGAGAGCGGCAGCGGCAAGACCACCGCAATGCGCACTCTCAACCCGGACGAGACTTACTACATCGACTGTGACGGCAAGGGCCTGTCGTGGAAGGGTTGGCGCAACCAGTACAGTGCCGAGAAGAAGAACTACTACCGCACGACGGTACAGGACACGATCCAGAAGTTGATGCAGAACATCAATGACAAGGCCCCGAAGGTGAAGAACATCGTCATTGACACAATCAACTCCGTGATGATCGCCGACGAACGCCGCAGGATGGCAGAGAAGAATTACGACAAGTGGGCTGATTTGGCCTGGAGCGTATATGACATTTGCATCCTTGCAAGCGAACTGCGGGACGATCTCAACGTGATAATCCTTGCCCACACGCAGACCGAGGTTGACGATACCACGGGAGAACGCTTCACCCGAATCCTGACCAACGGCAAGAAGCTGAACAAGATAGGGCTGGAAAAGTATTTCACCACGGTTCTGCTGTCAAAGAAGTCCGCTGACGGATATATGTTTGAGACACAGACCAACAAGAACACCTGCAAAACGCCGATGGGCGCTTTTGAACAGGCCGAGGTTCCCAACGATATGCAAGCCGTCCTGGACGTGCTGAAAGAGTTTTAAGGAGGTATATAACATTGATTCTTCCTAACGACTTTGACAATGCCAAAGCCTATGACGGCAACGGAGGCTTTACCCCGCTGCCGGTAGGCGGGCACATCTGCAAGATCATAGGTGCGCGGGAAACGAAATCCCGCAACGGCAACGACATTGTGGAAGTCGCTTTCGACATTGCCGAGGGCGGCGAGTTCGACGGACGGTTCCAAGATCGGTTCAATTCCATGAGGGCGCAGAGGGCAGATGCCAAGTGGCCCAACGGCGGGATGTTCCGAACCGGCGTACTGACCATCGACGGCAAGACTAGCGGATTCTTCAAGGGCCTGATTACGGCGATTGAGGAGAGCAACCCCGGCTACAGCTTCAAGGCCACCTGCGACGTGAACACGATGAAAGGCAAGACCATCGGCTTCAACTTCGGCGAGGAGGAGTACATGGGGAACGACGGCAAGGTACATACCTCCGTCAAGGCTTGCTACGCCGTGAGCGTGGCGAGGGTCAGGGAAGGTATCGACCCGCCCAAGAAAAAGGAGTACAAGCCCCGCCCCGGCGATATGGCGGCACAGGGATTCACGGAAGTTGAAACGCCTCCTGACCTCCCTTTTGATTGACGGGTTATGCCTCCCACACAAAAGGCAATTCATATGGTTTTGCATTACTGTGACATCTTCACGGACTGCTGGCATTGTCCCGTTCCGTTCTGCCCCTACGAAAAGCTGGATGACGGAACGGAGGCGGGATGGGCAGCGGAGGATGAAGAGGAAGAGGAAGAAGAGGACGAGGGGTGGTGAAAAAATGGGCCACAGTTTTGAGGTTGATATTGCCGTGAAGTATGGCGTGAACGCTGCGATCCTTCTCAATAACATCTACTTCTGGTGTCAGAAAAACAAGGCAAACAAGCACAATTACTTCGATGGAAGTTATTGGACGTACAACAGCAGGAGCGCGTTTACGGAGATTTTCCCGTATTTTAGTGAACGGCAGATCAAGACAGCACTCGATAAGCTGATAG